GCCATCTCGGAGACGACAGACTCAAAAGTTGTGTCATCCAATACCTCTAAGGAACTCAACAAAGTAGCTGCTTTTTCAGTACCTACTGCTGCTTCCAGAGATTCTTTACGTTTAGCAGCTTTTGCCAAAGCTTCAGCTTGCTCTTTAGCAGCTTTCATTTCAGCATAACTTGCCAATTCTTGTTTTACTTTTTCAAGTTGATCTGCTAACTCAGAATAAGACGCTTGCAATGTAGCTAATTCATTTTCTTTAGCTGTTAATTGAGCAACCAATTCTTCGGAAGCGTTTTGTGTTACATCGCTCATAACTTCCTCTTGTTGTTGTGCTTCCTCTTGCGATTCAGCTACGGGATTAACAGCTTCCGCTGTAAAATACTTTTTAAGTTTGTCTAACATAATTTCCTCATAATGTTGCTAAGTATTCACCAAGTTGTTCATGATTCATGATTTTATTCACTAAACCAATCTCCAACGCTTTTTCTGCACTGAATACTTGAGCATCCAAAGCAATAATTTCATCCACTGTCAAGCCTGTGTATTTAGATACATGCTCTGCAAATTTAAGACCTAATGCTGTTACATTTTCTTGCATTTGTGCTAGGAATTTGTCAGAAAAACTACCATCTGATTTAAACGGTACTTTGCCTTCAACACTACTGATATAGATTGGCTTGATACCAGCATTCTCTAAAGCTTTTGAATTATCCATCAACGCAATCAACGCTCCAATACTGCCTGTACGAGCTTCTGGGTGGATAATTACTTCATCTGCAATCACACCTAAACCATAACTAGCACTTGCGGAGATAGTATCTGTGTAGCTGATAAGCTTTACAAAATTCTCATCAGCAATTCGTCGAAGTGTATTAGCGGTATCAAACATATGAGCGGCTTCCCCGCCTCCAGAATTGTGTACCATCAGGATAGTAGATACACCTTCAGCAATGAGTTCTTCTACTTGGGCAAGCAATCCTTGATAACTTGTACCAGTAGCTCCGCACATAGTCTCGACAGGCTTATAAGTGAGAGATCCAGAAATATGCACTTCTCCGACTTTACCTGCCCGTTGAGGTTTATTTGGCTTTACAGACAAAGACTCAGACTTTACAAAATCCACTTGACCATAATTCCTATTTGTGAGATACTGTAAAATAGGAGTAAACTCTTCTGCTGTAATAAGTTGTGGAGTGTTGAAAATCTTACTGCTATATCGAAATAAACTATGCTCCATCTGTATTTCCTTTATTATCTTGATTGTCATTAGCAAATGGATTTTTAGCTGTACCATTACCAGTGGGGGATTTTGCCCCATCTCCAGACCTAGATTGAATATTTGACATATTTGAAGGCAACATTTCTGCATGAACTGGTTCATCTTCAGGCAACTCTTCAACTCCAAGTACCTCTCTGATTTTATTCATTACAGACCTATCCATCTCAATAGCACCTACTGAGAACACTTTTTGGACAAATGCGCCAAACACTTCCATATCAATATCTTCTTCGTCCTCATACTCAAATTCTGGCATTTCAGAAGTGTCCCAACCATTCATACGGTAAATGTAAGGGATTAGTTGAGTATTCAGCACATCTTGAATTTCTTTTAGTCTAGCATCAATAGCTAAAGCTAAAATAGATGTCTTACTTTCAGCAAGAGCAAAACTACCACTACCATCTGCACCGAGAGAAAGAACATCAACTGACAATGCAATAAGAATATCTTTTTGCAAACGCTTAATAACAGCTTCAACATCTACTGCCGGAGTTCCACGAGATTCTAGCAAGCTATAATCAAAACGTTTGATCTTAGAGTCTGGATCAATATCTTGTGGAACTAGCAAACCTGCTGTAGTGCCCTCATTATGCCCGTCAATAATAGCTTTGAAAGCTGTTGCCGCTGCGCCACCATCAGGGGATTCTTCACCTTGTAAATACTGGGCAGGGACTTCAATCTTCATCATTCCCTTAGCTTCTTTTGCAACTGTAAGAAGTTCTTCTTCTTGAAGCATTGTTAGCTGCTTGTGAGCTAGGTAGATATTCTTATAAATTGAATTGCCTTGTGGATTTCCAGCAGATCCATTCGCTGTAAATAGTAAAAACTTATCTCTTGGAATAGTGATGTACCCACCATCTTTAGCTAGATTGGCAAAACGGTACGCATTTTCTACATGTGCTAATGACTGTGATACAGAGAGTAATTCACGACCATCTTCAGAGAAATTCCATTTTGCAATAGTTTCTTGATTGCGAATAGCAAGCTTACCAATACCAACCAACCCATCATTGTACAAACTTCCGTAGCGATTTAATCGTCTACGTGGTACAATTTCATGGATACCATAACCATACTCAATGTAAGGAATAACGCTCTTAATGAAATTAGTCCATCCACCATCAATATCATTCATCATCGAATCAATTATTTCAGCACGAGCTTTAGTAATGTCACTAGCGTCTTCACTAGCCTTGACACACCATTCTTTACGTGCTAACATAAAGTTATATACATTCATTGCAGCACCAACTGTAGGGTTTGCACGAATTTCATTTACGACTTTAATAAAATGAGGATATCTAAAAACTTGTTGTGCTTCTTGGATAATCTGCCCATTTGATGTTCTTAAACCTGTAAAACCAGTCTCTCCTAGTTTCAAACGAGGGATAGGAACATCGTTTTTCATTGCTTGTTCGCTCACGCCATTGGCGTTTTTAGCTTTTGGCATAAGTTGCTCCTTAAATAATTGCTGTATTATACCACAAAAACCCTATGTTGTCAATAGGGTAATGTGTATATTTATTATATTTTAGGTACAGGATGGTCTTGTTTCAGTTCTGGAACTTTAAACACTGGAACTGTTACCTGACGTGCCAGATGCCCAAATGCGTCACTAACAGCATCTACTTGGTCATCTTTTAGTTGCCTTTGCACCCTCTTATCGTCAGAGAATCTTTCAAGTTCATCAAAGAAAGCATCATTCCAGTCCCCCTTAAGTACCTTAAGATTCCCAGATTCAGCTAAAGCACACAAAGGCTTAAATCTTGATAATTTACTATTATGACCTGATATTACTTTAGTTTTTGCAAAAATACCATGTTCTGCTAATACTTTAATATAATATTGTGCTGCTGTTCTACCTGCTGCCCCTGAGTCAGTTGGGATAGTTACATCAACTTCTCCAATACCATCTTCCATTGCAACATTAACAACCTCTTTCAATACTCTGTCTGTACGATACCTAAATCTAGTAACATCTTCGACATAATACACTCCAAATTTATCTCTTGACATCTTAACACCAGCAGTATAGTCTGGATTAGAGTATTTACCTGATGCTGAAGGCTCTGTGGCTGCAAAATCCCAACTTCTACAACGAGCCACAATGTTATCAGGAACGTTATCGACTAATTCGCACCATTCACGTTTAAAATAAGTAGCGCCTTCTGATTTGGCTGTCCAAGATCCCTCTAAGAAGATGAGTCTATCAACTCTTGGAAGATTTAATAAATTGTCTAGATAACTAGGATTATTCTTTAGGAGAGTCGGATTGTCATAGACTCGTAGAGGAATAAATCTGAAACTTTTAGGATTGAAGTCTTTACCAAGTGTTCGACCTTGACCATACTTTTCGTATAATTCTTCTTTACTGTCTCCCCACTTCAAACCACCATCGATATTAACAAAATATCTAATTTTATTCTCTGTACCTTCTTCTGGAACACCATCTTCAGTGTTCTCCCAAGAGTATTTAGTCCACTCTGCTAAGAAGCTATTACTATCAGGGTTACAAGTCATAGTGATGTTCATATGACCTTTGTATGTTGCTGAACGTAGACGAGATAATAAGAATAAAATATCACTCTCTTTAAATGTCGCAGCTTCGTCTACTAACACATGAGATGCTTGCAAACCGCGCCATTCATCTAGATTGTCTGGTAATGCTGCAAACTGGATTGTTGCTCCATTTGGAAATACCCAAGTTAGACGTTGTACTTTTAATATCCCTCCGAAGTGAGGGTAGATGTTTTGCGATTCATCAACAAGACCGCCAGATAACTTCAAAGTAGGGTAACTTTCCCGAACAATGACAACCCTAGCTGATGGATCTTTAACGTATTTTAATGCCTTCAATAAGCATGTATATGATTTACTACCACCTGCACCACCTCCGCATAATAATACGTCTGTAGAATCATCTGTG